GCAGGTACAAGTACCTTGCGTTGAAATGTACAATGACGGTACAGTTTGTCCAATCCTTAGCGAAGTGCGTGGTTGGTTTAAGGACAAGAGCCTAGAGGAAATGGGTCGTAAGTATTGGAAAAAGCGTTCATACATTTTCCAAGGCTTTGTTCGTGAGAATCAATTCTCAGAAGACAAGACACCAGAGAATCCAATTCGTAGGTTTATCATTGGTCCACAAATCTTTACAACTATCAAAGGAGCCTTGATGGATCCTGAGTTGGAAGAATTACCAACAGACTACTTGCGTGGCCTGGACTTCCGTATCACCAAAGGAAGCAAAGGCGGTTTTGCTGACTACAATGCCAGCAAGTGGGCTCGCAAAGAGTCTGCACTTACTGAAGTGGAACAGGCTGCAATTGAGCAATATGGTCTTGTGGACTTGAGCACATTGTTACCCAAGAAGCCAACAGACGTTGAGCTCAAGGTCATCAAAGAGATGTTTGAAGCATCAGTAGATGGACAACCTTACGACACTGAGCGTTGGGGGCAATACTTCCGTCCTGCTGGTGTAGCGGCACCCGGTGGTGCTAGTGCTGATGCGGAAGAATCTGCACCGGCCAAGCCTGCACTCAAGGTAGCGGCGCCAACACCTGCAACTGCAAGTGATTTTGATGAAGATGAAGTGCCAGCCGCTTCGGCTCCTGTGGCAGGCGCAAAGCCAGCACAAAAAGCTGAAGACATTTTGGCAATGATTCGCGCAAGACAACAGAAGTAATCAAACAAGGCCTTTGGGCCTTGTTTTAATTATATGTCAAAACTTCGTTGGAGCAAAACTCATGATGCTATTGAACTGGCGGTTATCGATCACAATGTTTACGACTATTTTGTTGAGCAACTTAATAATCGTGCTCTTAATCAATACACTGTGTCGGACCTAGGCTACGCCTCTCTGAGTCAAAAATTACAACAAAGATTTAATCTTGCACCTAATCGATCCAGTGTGTCGGACCTAGGCTATACTTCTCTAAGTCAAGAGTTACAACAACGATTTAAAAAAGTACAATCTTTTTTACAATCTCGTTTGCATCTAACTGAATTTGACTTTGATTTAGATACTAGTAGTCAAAAAGATCTAAATTATCTGCATCGGCAATGGGTAAAGTTACATCAAAAGTATCCCAGCATTGCTACAGTATTTGATCAGGTCTTGCCCGGAGAATTACATGCTATTAATACATTGATACACGTAATTGAAGAGTCACTGAAAGGGTTTGAAATTAAAACAGCGAACCCAAACTGTATGATTCCAAACCCGTTTGGCACGGATATGCTAGGATTTGGAACGTATAATATAACCATTGCTTTTAATAATCTTGGAAGAGCCACATATCATAAATGGTTATGGGATGATAGATTAATTGATACCGATACAAACAATTTTGATGAACTTTACACTACATTAGAATTAAATGTTACAAGGACTATGACACGTTCGGCACCAGAAGAATATCGAGCTTGGTGCGATGCATATGGGATGCCATGTGTGGGCAGCCAAATGCCCCTGGCAAATTTTAACAAACTAGACGATAATCTGTTACAATACAGACAACTATTCTTTAAGAATATATTGATACAAGATAATTTTATAACATTGGAGTAAACATGGGAAAACCGTTTGACGTAAGCAAGTTCCGCAAGGAAATCACTAAGAGCATTGACGGCCTTAGTATTGGATTTAACGATCCAAAAGATTGGATTAGCACAGGCAATTTTGCTTTGAACTATCTTATCAGTGGAGACTTCAACCGTGGCATTCCACTGGGCAAGGTCACTGTATTTGCCGGTGAATCTGGGGCAGGTAAAAGTTATATCTGTTCAGGCAACATCATCAAGAACGCACAAGATCAAGGCATCTATGTGGTGTTGGTTGATAGCGAAAATGCTCTTGACGAAGATTGGCTCAAAGCACTTGGAGTTGACACAAGCGAAAGCAAGTTACTCAAGTTAAGCATGAGTATGATTGACGATGTAGCAAAAACAATCTCCACATTCATGAGTGACTACAAAGCATTACCAGATGGTGAACGTCCCAAGGTCATGTTTGTGATTGATTCGTTGGGTATGTTATTGACTCCTACTGACGTTAATCAGTTTGACGCAGGTGAAATGAAAGGTGACTTGGGTCGTAAACCCAAAGCACTCACAGCACTTGTTCGTAACTGTGTAAACATGTTCGGTAGTTACAATGTGGGGTTGGTTTGTACCAACCACACATACGCAAGCCAAGACATGTTTGATCCTGATGACAAGATCTCAGGTGGACAAGGATTCATCTATGCATCAAGTATTGTTGTGGCCATGAAGAAACTCAAGCTCAAAGAAGACGAAGATGGCAACAAGATTTCGGATGTCATGGGTATCCGTGCCGCTTGTAAAGTAATGAAGACACGTTATTCTAAACCGTTTGAAGGTGTGCAGGTTAAAATTCCTTATGAATCAGGGATGAGCCCATACTCTGGGCTTACTGACTTGGCTGAGAAGAAGGGCTTGCTCAAGAAAGACGGAAATAGACTGGCATTTACCACCAGTGATGGCGAAATTATTAAACAGTTCCGCAAAGCATGGGAAGCCAATGAAGGCGGTTGCTTGGACAAAGTTATGGAAGACTTTGGAAAACAGAAACCAGAGGTAAGTACCGTAGAGGAGGCCAACGATGAGTGAAACAGTAGCAAGTGAAATTTGGAACGAACTCAAGCGATACGTAAACACCGTGGATCGTGCAGAAGCGGCAGAAACTATTGTAAGCGTACTAATCGATCACGACAGTGATGTAGAAGACATTCGCGATGCCTTTAAGGGCGACAGCGATATCAAACGTGCTTTGACTGCATATCTTGACAACGACAAAGATTACGCCGAAGATGAGGAAGAACTTGAGGAAGAAGACGAAGACCAAGACTGGGAGAATTAATGTGGTATAGTCGCGTAGTTGCCAGTTTAAACGCCATTCCTGATTTTATTAGTCACTACGAGCGTGAGCTTGAAGATGCTAAAAAGGATTGTAGAATCTACGGGGTAGTTGAAAAGAACATCACTGCCCTGCCCGGGATCACAGAACAACGATTTAACCAGCTTCAAGAAATTGAAGCGGTACTCAACTATCTCAATATCCAACTACGTAAAATCCGAAGAAAACACTTTCAAAAGTATCTTGAAGGATATGCTAGAGCGTTAACGTCTAGAGATGCTGAAAAGTATGTGGACGGTGAAGATGAAGTAATTGACTACGAAACTCTTATTAACGAAGTAGCATACTTACGCAATCGCTGGTTGGGTATCCTCAAAGGTCTAGATACCAAACAGTGGCAAATGGGCCATGTGGTCAGGCTCAGAACTGCAGGCATGGAAGATATACAAGTATGACAAATTTTAGAATAGTTAATGACATCATTTATTATCAAATTTGGCAGCTTGGCGGCCACATTTATCAAAATGATAATATTGTACAAGAAATACAACAAGAATGCAATACCAATCAAATTGAGTTGATTAGTTTAAAAAATTACACGTGGATACTTGATTGCGGACCAGAAGGAATATCACCAAAAGAAGTAGAGCCAATATTTTACTATTTTGTTAGCCTTGGTGTGCCTGCGACCAATTTTAAAGTAATTTATAGTTGTGTTGTGGATACTGATAGTTTACCGTATCCTGCAATAACATTCACCAATCGAATGATACAACATGTAGATTGGTGGACCCATCAACTTAAAAAAAATATAGATTGGCAAAACATAACTCTAACACATGATTTTGTTTGCATGATGCGACGAGCTAGTATAGATCGAGCACATTTATGTGAGTTATTGTTACAAACTTTTTCTCGATCAAGTATGATTTTAACATTTGGATCTGCTACTAATGATTTAGCACAGTATTCAGCAGGCATAGCAGACATAGTGAAATCTGAACAGGTGCCAATTCGAGTTGAAAATACTCCGTGTAGTAACGAACAGTGTCACCTATTGGACACTAACATATTTTATCAAGCTCCAATAAATCTCATAGTTGAAACCTCCAATCAAATTGATCCAGGTTGGGCCTCAATTTTTATCACAGAAAAAACATACAAAGCATTTACCTGGTACCAATTCCCAATTTGGTATGCTGTGCCCAGACTGGTCAAGGAAGTGCGAAATCAAGGATTTGATGTATTTGATGACTTGTTTCAAAATCACTATTACGACAATATCGAAGATCCGGTGGTTAGACGCCAAGAAGTAGTACAGTTATTAAACCGTGTGCTCAACAACAACGTAGCAGACCTAAAAAAACAACACTGGAATCGACTTTGTGCCAATGTTGATGTTTATAAGAAACACCAACAAAATGACACTTTGAATTTAAAAAATAGTATTGACCTCTTTAAAGATATTTCACCAATATCTTAGCCTATAAATACCCACATGAAAATCGTACTTGTAACTGGTGGGTTTGATCCCATACATTCCGGACATCTTGCTTATTTTAGAGCCGCCAAACAACTTGGTGACAGGTTAGTAATAGGCCTCAACAGCGATGCGTGGCTAACACGCAAAAAAGGTAGACCGTTTATGCCCATGGCAGAGCGTTTTGCCTTGGTCACAAGTTTAAACATGGTAGACGATGTGATCACATTCAATGATGACGACGGTAGCAGTTGTGATGCTATTCGTGCCATGAAACTAAAATATCCCAATTCAGACATTGTGTTTGCCAATGGCGGTGATCGCACTCGAGATAACATTCCCGAAATGGTATTTGATGACGTAGAGTTTGTGTTTGGTGTAGGTGGTGAAAACAAAATGAATTCCAGTTCGTGGATTCTTGAAGAGTGGAACAAGCCACGAACGCCGCGAGCCTGGGGTAACTATCGTGTGTTGCACGAAGTATGGCCAAACACCAAATTAAAAGAACTCACTGTAAATCCCAAAACATGTTTGAGCATGCAAAGGCACGATCAACGTGCAGAGTTTTGGTTTGTGGCCGAAGGAGAAGCCGCAGTATACACATTAGATAGTTCTAGTGATCATGATCTAGTAGGCAACTACGGTGTGCATGAACACATCTGGATCGGTAAAAATTCTTGGCACATGTTGTGCAACGAAACCGATCAGCCACTAAAATTAATAGAAATACAGTATGGAGCAAACTGTGTGGAAGAGGATATTGAAAGAAAATGAAAGAAATCATACCCGTCTTCATCGGCTACGATCCACGAGAAGCAGTGGCATATCATACCTGTGTAAACAGTATCATACGTCATAGCACAAGTCCTGTGTCTATACATCCAGTGGCATTAAACTTGTTTCAAGACTATACCGAAACACACAAAGACGGTAGCAATCAATTTATCTACACACGCTTCTTGGTTCCACACTTGATGAGCTACAAAGGCAGTGCTATCTTTATTGATGGTGACATGATTGTGCGAGACGACATTACTAAACTTTGGGAATTGAATCAATTTGCCAAAGACGTCATGGTGGTCAAGCATGATTACAAAACACGCATGCCTGTAAAGTATCTTGGTTCCAAAAACGAAGACTACCCAAGAAAAAATTGGTCAAGTGTTATTATTTGGAACTGCTTTACCAGTCCTAATAAAAAACTCACTCCTAAGTATGTGATGGGAGCCACTGGTGCCAAACTGCACAGGTTTTCTTGGCTAGATGATGAGCGTATTGGTGAACTGCCAATTGAGTGGAACTGGTTGCCTGACGAATTTGGGCCAAATGAAGATGCTAAATTGTTACATTATACATTAGGTGCACCGTGTTTTGATGAGTTTAAAGATACTACCATGGCACAAGAGTGGCATTATGAACATGCGTTAACAGATCATTGCCAACAAAGGTCAGCAGAATGAGCGACTGGGAACAAGAAGACGAGACCACACGCATTCCACTACCACCTGAGGTTCCGCCTAAGCATGTGTTTGACATGGTTCCACCAAGTGTCAAAACATTATTTGATGACATTCTCAAATATCGAGTGGATCCGGCAGGAACATATTATGGTATAACCTTAGATATGTTAGTTGATCAACTGAAACAACTAGATAATAATTCAGCAGTGGCAATTGGTACTGATGAAAAAAGCACAAAATTTGAAAGGAAAGGCAAAATGTATGACCCATATTTGCAAAGTTTTATACTAGGCTCAGGAGGACAAATTTCTAACTGGGAAAAACACAGCGACAGCATGGCTCCGGCTGTGTTTAGAGGTATAACCAAACGCAAAGAAATAAACATCTGCCGCTCTGCTGGTCGGGACTTTTATTATATCGATACTGGATATTTTGGTAACGGACGAAAAAAACTATATCACAGAATTACAAAGAATGATGTACAAAATTTTGGACCCATCGTTGATAGACCAGGTGATAGATTTGAAGCCACTGGAGTAAAATTAAGAAAATTTAGAGGCGGAACAAATATATTGCTGGCACCCCCAAGTCAAAAACTTTTAAATATTTACGATATTGATCTTGAAGAATGGTTGATCACAACACAAGAAGAAATTAAAAAATACACAGATCGTCCCGTTGTAGTAAGAACCAAACAAGGTCGTGCCACTAGAGTCAATGATGATACTATGGAAATGGCCCTAGATCGAGATGTGCATTGCTTGGTCACATTCAGTAGTATTGCTGCCACTGAAGCATTGTTGTTGGGCAAACCAGCCATCACATTAGGGCCTAATGCGGCCGCACCACTGTGCAGTCAGACCATTGCAGAAATTGAGAATCCCAAAATACCCAGCTTGCTTGCGGTAAGCAAATGGGCAGAACACTTGGCGTATTGTCAGTTTACAGAAGCAGAAATGCGTGATGGAACAGCCTGGAAAATATTAAATGAAAACACCTGATGTTGTTGTTTATTTAAGTTCATTACAAAAACAAAACCCCAGTAGGAAAATTGACACCCTGATAGCGTTTGCAGATGGTGCACGATCTCAGGGTGCCACAGTACATATCGAAACACAGGATATATACACTCCATCCAAGTTGGCAGTAATATTGGGATGGGCAAGCCCCGAGCAACATACCCCTAATATAAAATTACGAGCACATATAATTCAACAACAAAAACAATTGGGCAACCATGTTATGGCAATTGATGCAAATTGTTTTAAATTTGCTGATCCAGCCAGTCAATATCTTCGTTACAGTATCAATGGTGTATTTTATGACACTAGCGAATATGTTAATAAAAATTCTGATTCATCAAGATGGGATCAGTTGTCTCAAAATATTAATGTTAATCTAGCAGATTGGCGTATCAAAGGCAATTACATTTTATTGTTGATGCAAAGAGATGGCGGTTGGAGCATGAAAGGAGTAAATCCACTTGCTTGGGCTCATGAAAAAATTCGAGCCATACGTGAACATTCCGATATGCATATTGTATTGCGACCTCACCCGGGAAAAATTACTGATGTATCAGCATTAACAAATTCTAATGTAAGTATTAGTAATACAACCGCAAGATCATTATTAAAAGATTTAAAACATGCTGTTGGTGCGTTTGTGTTCAACAGTAGCAGTGGCGTGGCCGCAATATTGCACGGAGTTCCGCTATGGGTAGACGATCCCGGTAGTGTTTGCTGGGATGTGGCCAATCAACAAGTTGGACGGATATACAATCCAGAGTTACCAGATCGGACTCAATGGTTAAACGATCTCAGTGCGTGTCATTGGACCGACGAAGAAAGTCGCCAGGGGCTAATCTACAAAAAATTCTTACCTTATCTTGTTTAACAAATCAGGGCTATGCTGGGGCAATGCGTTAACATTATCTTTAGTGTTTTCTAAGTTGGCAGTTCTAGCACGTAATTCACTTGAGCTATACACATGATCTCTTCGGTGATAGTGTAACTCTATCCCGTTGTCTATACACCATTGCTTGCCTGTAAACTCCCTGTCAATATATTCGTCACTAAGGAATCTAATGTGTATGGTTTGAGTTTGTAGCATTTGTAACAAATCAAATTCTGTATCGTACACTAAAATTTCATTCACATACTTGCAACCTTGCAACTGTACATAACGTTCATATGTGCTTTGCACAGGTGTATTTTTGATGCCAGGACGATCAATTGTGGGGTCAGTTTGTAAGGCCACAATCAAATAGTCACACAGTTGTTTTTCCATCTTTAGCATGGTCACATGACCGGCATGTAACAAATCAAAACTGCTACAGTTAAATCCTATTTTCATTAATACCCCCAGTGGATATAGAATACCAGTTGTTGACTGAGTGTTCGGTGCTTCTAAACCACCAATACAAATCAGGACCTGACCAGTTGGTAAATTGTTCTTGATACCATTCAATGCTTCTAGGATAGGTCACTTGAGTAGAATCATACATTCTTTTTTTGGCTTTAAGCGGTTTGTAAGGGTTGTGTAAACCCACGAACACAAATTTTGTAGCGTAGTTCATCAACTTATCACACAACCAAGGCATATCAACATCAGGAATACTGCCCAACACTTGTGTGCAAATAACTGCATCAAACGTTTGTCCTACAGGTTCTGTTTCAAACTCTTCCACACAAGGATCAAACTTATACACAGTTTCTGCATTGATTCTAGTTTGAAAAGTCATTGGGTCTGTAACTTGATCTCTTGGCAATCCATATGGCACAAGATTTGTGTATTGTCTGCCTTTGCCGCATCCGTAGTCTAGTACTGTTTTGGCCTGGTATTTGTCCATCAACACTCTAATTTGATTGTGATAATTTTTACAATCATCACCGCCCCATGTGCTATTATTGCGTTGGAACTGTTTTCCTAATTCTACACTTTGTAGATAATATGCTGATGGCATTTAATATTCCTTGTTTATCAAATCTTTATTGTTCAGGACCCAATTCATTTCGTCTCCTGTAATTCTGTATTGTTGCACCCAATCGTGTAAAATATCATAGTGCGAAAAACTTAAAAATTCTTTGCGTACCAAATACATATGACAACTGATCATAAGAGACCTAGCAGTATCACTTCTTATATTTTTAAACAACACATTCCCGTTCTTGGAACGATCATCAATGCACTTTTGTAATGCAACGGCTCTAGTAGTTAGTCCTTGTTTATTTGCCACTACTACAAAATCAGCAACTTTTTTTATAGCATCAGCATCTATTTTAAACCCTTTTTCAGAGTAATAATTTCTAAAATCGTATCCTAAATACACAACATCAAGTGTATCATTGACCACATTGTCAATAGCGTCTAACAGCATTTCTATTGAGCTGTCGGTGAACCAAATGTCTGTTCTAAATTTTACTATGATATTTTCTGCTAAGATTTCGGAACTTTTCATAAAGTCAAAAACCTGACAACACCCACTGAGAGTGAAGGTGCATTCTGTTCGATCAAATCCTGGAAGTTTGTGATCGTATACAGTTACCGGATATTTTTCTTTTATTTTATCAATCACGTTGGCATGATTGGCAGCCGTAACTGACGAAAATCTATCAGCGCCTGTGTAAAAAATTGCTATCATTTTTTATTGATAAATTCTCTCATGGGATCAACATAGTCAGTTTGTAATCCGGATAGTACTCGTTCTTCGTTATAAAACAAATTAAAATTATGATCTATTCTCTTTAACGTTTCGGCATCGTAGGGAACTTTTTCATAGTTGGAAACATTTTTAACAAGGATTGCAATCTTCTCTGTAAGGTCTGATGTTAGATCATAGCTCTCGTCAAATAAATTATCATACGACATAAATCCTTGAGATTTGAGATATTGCAACATACCTGCTTGACCCATTACCATAAACGGATGTTTCATGCCAATTGGCTTATAGATTTTTTCTGTTAGAAAAATAATAGCCTCATTCCAACTTCTAGCAGATTCTAGAGCAATAGTAAAACAGGTATCGTCGTACCAACTGAAATTTTGATAACGATGCCATACAATATTTTCTTTATTTTCCGCTACAGGCAAAGACACCCCGTGGCTAATGCAACTCCAAAGGGCATCAGAATCTAACCATGGTTTAAGTGCGTTGATAGTATCAACTCGCCAACCTCTATCGTGACCAATTGGCATTAAAAATTTCTTGGAATAGTTCCTGTTGGGAGTATATTGATCGTATCGATGCATTTTCCACCATAAACTTTCATTATACCATAAAAAGTTAGGAACAAATACGGCTCCCTCTACTGGCTCAGGGTTATAATTCCCGTACATGTACAAGTGATTGGGATTACGCAATTGACTATATACTTTTTTGTATTTTCCAGTATAACTTTCCCATGTAGCATCTACGATTACACGTCTATTGGCAAATTTTTCTCGTAGATCTTGTACCAAATATTGTCTTGCACCCACAACAAAAACAACATCGTCACTGTATGTTTTGTTGTCATCATAACGTTCAATGATAAAATTATCGTTTGCTATTTTTTGAAACCACAGAGAATGAAAGAACGAATTCTCTTGATACGGCATTGCGTAAACTACCAAACGGTCTTTGTTTTCTAAATATTTTTTCATTTTTTTGTACTCATATACCAGGGCATGGCATCTGGCATTTTATGCCCGAATCTTTTCATATCTTCAAAAATATAATCATACCCAACTTGCCAGGGGTCAAAATTACCTTCCAATTGCTTTCTAATCAGATAGATTTGAGACAAAACATTGTATGCTCTATCTGGTGTTGCTAGAATTGCACGAAATACTTTTGTTCCGCAAGCTCTCTTTGAAGGCTTCGCTGATTCTACGTTTTGATATATTTCATTTTTATCTTTCAACACACTTTTATCAACAACAATAACAAAGTCTTGTACCCAAGGCTTTTCATTAACATGCTCCTTGGTATACACATGGCCGATATAATCCTTCCAATTGCACCCAAAGAAAGAAGCATCTTGTTTACCTTCGTATACCAATTTTACTTCTTTGGTTATAGCATCTATAGCCGCATCAGTAAACCAAAGATCACTTCTAAATTTTACAATAACGTTCTCGTTAATTTGCTCTACGCCTTGTAAAAAATCAAAAATTTGTATACCGCCACTTTGTTGCCATGGACTGGCACTGGGTTGACCAATTTCTCTAGTAAAATCATACTTGACAACAGGCGCTATTTTTTCCAATTCAGCTAGTAGTGCCTGATGATTTGCATGACTCATAGATGCATATCGACGTTGTCCTATATACATTACTGCAATCATCAAAGATCTCCCAGCCGGTCAAGACTGAACCACCAGTTGTGCAACACAGGATCGTGTGGCATTTTTTTAAGCATGTCCTGACCTACTTGCCAGTCGGTGGGATAGTCTTGATAATTATCACGGATTAAATATATTTGACAAGCAACAACATAAGGTTTGCAGTGTCTAGAGCAGATGAGATTATAGGTAGAATTTGCACTTTTATATTTGGACATTTTTCCCACGTGTAATGCTGCCAACGATTCCTCAGAATTGCGTAATTTTTCTTTATTACAAATAATTACCCAATCAAGAACCTTGTTGAGGACTGAGTGCGGATATTTAAAATATGTTTCTTTCCATAACGGGTTTTCCTTCAAATCTCTATTGGGCGGACTGCCCAACAAGCCCATGCCACAAAACGAAATATCTTGTTGGCCGCTTACAATGTTTGCAACCTCTTCCACCATGACATTGATGGATGAATTTGTAAACCAAACATCTTTTCTAATTTTAATAATAAACTGTTCTTGTACCTGTTCAACTGCTTTGTAAAAATCCCAAACTTGTATTTTTGCGGCACCAATATCGTTTGACGGAAACGGACAAGTGCTTCTGTCTAATTTGGGTTGTGAAAAATCGTACTCACTCACTTGCCAGTGTTGGTTTAATCTGGCTATTAATTTTTCATGATTGATTCTACTAGTTTCCTCAAAACGAGGAAGACCTATGTAAACAATGGCTATTTTTTGTTTCATAAAAAATCTTTAAGGTTATCGTGATCGCGTTTGATATTTATAGCCACTGCTCTGGGGTAAGGATTAGCATCGTTGTAGTCGTTGATCAAG